AACCCCCCGCGGTGGGGGGGGGGGTCAGAGGTTACTTCATATGTAGTTTGGCATATTCAAGAGCAAAGCCAGGTATCTGCTTTACACCAGCTCGATAGTTCAAAATGTCTTGGTCGGTTACTACCTTATCACCAATATGATGTGCAGCAAAACCTTGCTGTATTGTTGCATTTGAGAGAGGGTCAATAAGATAAGCGGAAGTAACTGCACCTATTGGTAAAGATGCAAGGAAATCGCAAATCTTTTTCACTTCTTTAGCGTCCATTTAGCCCTCCGTTCTAGGTGAAAATTTAACTAAGGCATTTTCTCCGTATAGTGTACCACTTTCTGAGAGGATATAATATCTACCAGTAGTTTCAATATATATATCAGATGGTGGCGCATACACATCAACTTTAGTTAGATTTGCCAATTCTTGGGCAAAACAAGTTCCATCATAATTATTGCCAGTTGAGCAGCACATAAGCTGTATTGGTTCACCGTTATGGTCCTTCCTGTTTTTAATAATTTTTGCAAGCATTTCAGCGTCAATATTACTAATCTCATAAATTTGGATTGAGTGCGGTGTTCCATGCGCTCCAATCACATAACGCTCTCCATTTAAGCGATGACTAATTATCCTTGTTGAGTTTCTAAGAAGATTGTCATATGAGCTTTTTGTTGAAAAGAATATTGCGTCTTTAGATTGAACAGCTCTTTTAATGGCTTTGTATTTTTTACCCTTTTCTTTCTTCTGTCCACTTGAAGCAGACAATGCTTTCAACGCTCTAGGCTGCTTACTTACCGCCCAAGCACGCTCTCGCTCATAGTCACGGCGCAGGTGATTGTCATGAGTGAATTGGCGCAGCTTGTCTTGCAGCTCACCAAGTCTAATGCGCTGCTTTACTGCGTCTGCCCTTACCTCTTGAAGATAAGAGATCTCTCTTTTTTGACTTCTAATAAGGCGCTCATATCTACGTTGCTTCTGCGTAGCTGCGTAGTACTCATCACTTGTCATGCCTGTGATGCGCTCTTGCTCTGAGTAGTCCATATCTGGCAGCTCGGAGTATCCAGGGACATACGGTGTCATATAGTGCACACAGTTTGCTCCACAAAGACCTGTAACGGTGCCATATCCTGTGGCATCGACAAGAGAGGGATATTCAGTACTACTGCCACTTCTTGAGTACACTTTGCCTTGCCATTCTGCGTGGCTTGGGCGTGCTCCAAAGTGAGCGTCCACAAAGACCAAGTCCCATTCCCACTCATCCATACGCTGCATAAGAAGGCGGTTTCTCGCTTGGTTAGCCTGGGAAACAATATGGCGTCTTAGAGCTGCGTCAATCGTTGTCTTAGTGCCACTAATGTAGTCAATGGTCTCAAGTCCAGAGTTGGCAAGTCGTGTAACGCCACGCTCCATAACAGCTCGTGTTGGCTCTCCCGCTTGATGGCGGGCGATTGCTTCGGCGGTCACGTCATACCAAAGCGCTGCTTGGTCTTTAGCAAGAGCAATGTTTTGACGCTCTAAGACCTCATTCATGCCCTGCGCTGTCTGAGCAGCGATGATAGTTGCGAGGTTAGTCATGTGACGGCGTGAGCCCATTGCTCGCACAAACTGCCCCACGAGCGCGTCATCAGTCTTTTTGAGTGCAGTCTTTAGGACCTCACGTGTCTGCTTGTCGATGGCTGGGCGGTACTTGTAGTAGATCGCGAGAGCTTCTTCGCGAGAGAGCCTAGAGAGACGCTCAAAGTCTACAATCTCTCGACCTCTGATGACTGCGCCATTGGTACGCACTACCTCATCAAGCAGGTTCAGAAAGAAGTATGAGAGTTCTTGCACATAAGCAGACTGTGCGCCCCCTACGAGACGCACAGCAATTTCTTCAGTCGGTTTCATACCTACTCACCAAGGTCTGCGTCAAGTGCCACTCCGCCAGTCTCGCTGGTAAATGTCTTTGCGTCTTCCTCACTCATGCCTTGATACTTGACGAGGTACTTCCACTTAGGACAGAGACCACGTGAGATGTCATCCTTCATCATGTCGCGGTCTGCCTTGTCGTCTGAGATAACCGAGTCATCCCACAAGATGTCAACTGGCACAGGCTCGTCTACCTTGTAGCCGTTCATTGCGCACTCAGCAGCAAATGCTCCCTGGACAAGATCTCTTACCGAGTTCTCAATAGAGTGCTCATGCTTTCTGATAGTTCTGATAAGCGTTGCGTTGGTGCTGACAACCTCTGTTGCAGTCTTGAGTCCTTGTCCCAGCGTGAATGACCAGTATCCAGCACCAAAGCCAGTTCTAAAGCCCAGCACAGCAAGAGCATTGTTGAATGCGGTAACCATGTCATCAATGTGTGTGTCAGGGTTATAGACCGTCATAGGTGACTCTGCACTAATGCCAGCCGAGATTGGTGCAAACATGATTTGGTCCATGGTGTTGACAAACTTAGCCTTGCCTTTGCTATCACGCACAATGGCTTGCTCATCTACAATCATCTTTGGCAGTGAAACCCTTACCTGCCAGTACATCTGATTAAACGCTTCGTCTACCAGCCTGCAGGAATCGCAAATGTCTTCAATAACAGATGCGCCAAGCGGTGTGAGCTCGTCATGAGCGTTGTACTTTGCTGGCTTAACAAGTGCATAGGTTGGCAGTGGTTGCTTAGTGTCAACAAAGCCTGTAATACCTTCAACCTCAACAGGGGTAATGCGGTTCTGTGAGTTAAAGAGAAGCGTCTCAATTACGTGAGACTGTGTCTCTTGGTTGAAGTATCTGAGCTGCAACTGGTCGTAGAGCTTAGAGTTCACAGTCACCTTGGAGATGAACGCGCAACCATCACCTAGAAGCGGGATAATCTGCCATGCCTTCATGGAGTCAATGCTGGTTGAGACGTTTCCCTCGTATCCGTGGAAGTTGGCTACCCATGCGCCAACACCAAGAGCAAAGACAGTGCTAATGAACTCTGCTTGCTCATCAACAAAGTTAGGAATTGTGCGCTCCAGCCAGTCATTTACTGCGTCTTCAGAACTTGAAAGGATTGTGCCTTCGTTCATGATCAGACTTGGAATCTCACCTGCAACCATTGAAGCTGGACTAATTGAGAGCCTGTCATATGAGTCAGCACCATTGTTGATGATGTAAGGCTGCTTGTAGTACTCATTATCATGCGTAAACCAGCCCCACCAAAGCTGCTGGAACTTATCCATTGAGGTGTCAGGCGTAAATTTACGCTTCTTTAGGTATCTGAGTGCCCATTCTGGCTTTTGAATAGTAATCTTCGACAAGGTGAGACCCCTTCTCTTACGTCAAGCTTCTGTCATTGATAAGCGTCATACACGCATAACGCACAGCATCGATAGTGTGGTTATCAGCGTCTGGCAACTGCCCTGTGAGCTGGTTGTCCTTTGTCATCACATATGAGTAATTGCTGAACTCTCGCGCTGCAGTAGCACAGCTGGAGTCAATCACAATCTTTGCGCGATACTGCAGCCACTTGATTGAGTTGTGGATGTTGTGCGCGCCTGTCTTGAGCGCACCACGAGCGTTAATGCCATTAGCCTTGAAGTCAGCAATACTCTTTGGCTCTGCTGAGTCGCACCACACCGTAGCGTAGGGCTCAGCGTCTTCAATGACGTCTTCACCGTCTTTGAGAGCGTTGCCCAGCTTTTCGCTTACAAGCTCAGCGGTATCTTGGTTAGAGAGTCCACACTTGACGAACTCGTCCAGGATGTAGAGTGTGCGGGTCTTTGCGTCATAAGCAATCTTCACCCAGGCAAATGGATCTTGTGAGAAGCCCCAGTCAACGCCGTAATAGTGATACTCAAGCTCTTTGCGCTCCTCGTATGTGATGTCTCGCACCTCAACACGGGTAAATACCTCGGAGCCAAAGCCGACCTGTTCACCGAGCCATTCATGGCGATATGCTTCCTCGTCAAGCTCTTTAAGTGCTTCAGCGTCCTTGCGTACCTGCTCTGGTATCCACTCGTGTGGCACATCGAGGTAGCTTGACTCAATGACGCGCTCCGGGTGTGTTGAGAGTAGGGTAGAGACGTGCTCATTTACCCAGGCATCACGGGAGCGTGGTGGGTTGTGGTCAAAGAAGCGGAAGTACACAGAGCCTTCTGGAGCGTCACGAGTGACAGACTGCATAACAGTTCTGAGTTCTCCCCAGCCGTTGAACTGGTCTACCTCAGAGAACCACTGGTAGGCATAGTACGTTCCATTTGGTGCCTTGATAGCCTTAGTCTTCTGCGTATGGTCACCACCTCTGAAGGTAATGACTTGACCAGTTGCAGGGCGTGTGAGCTTGTACGGGCTCTTAGATGCTCTCCATTCATCACGGATATTGAGCTTGTCAATCGCCCAGAGCATTTGCTCAAAGACACCGTCTCCAATATCCTTGCCAATCTTGGGCATGATGAAGGCGGAACGGTCCTTGTGCTCCATGAGTCCTTGCATGATCTCTAAAGAGACCGTAGAGCTCTTCAAAGAAAAACGCCCTCCCCTTAGCCACCATTCACCTCCTGCGTCTTGTGCGATTGCACGATGCAGTGAGAGAAACGGTGGTGCTAAGAGAAGGGCGAAGGCTGCCACGAATGGCGTCTCTTCTTTTT